TCGAACTCGTGGATGGCGGCTCGCTCCTCTTGGATTTCTTGGCAGACTTCGCAGGTCATAGCAGCACCGAGACTGGCTGAGAGCTGGCTCGGTTGGCAAGAATCGCTTTCTTGGCCCGGAACAATTCCTCGTAGCACATCGCCTGAAGCGGGTATGTAAGAGCATCCCATGCGTGCTTGAACTCGGAAGCGCGGTCAACGGGGGTGTTCTTGCCCTTCTTGATGGACTGGACCGACATGATGGTTTGCGGGCATTTCGTCTTGGAGAACTGGAGGCGGTCCTCAAAAAGCAGCCTGCGAGTAATCTCGATGCGCTGCCGCACTGAGCCATCCCCTTTTTCAACAGCCACAAGTCGAATCCGCTTCTTCGAGGCCAGAAAGACCTCCACATGCTGTCGTCGCTGGGAGATGGACTCCTTGTAGTCGAATGCGGAACGGTCGGAGAAGTGTGTCCAGTGCAGGGAACGCCCGAGGTAGCTCTCCCAAAAGTCCATCTTCACCAGCACCGCCTCGGTGAAATCCTCAATGGAAGCGTCGGAGTGGAGCATCACCAGCTCATCTATGACGGAGAAGTGCGGGACGTTGACTCCTTTAGCGTTGGGCCAGTAGAAGCGTTCCATCATGGTGAACGCATGGTTCGAGGTTCCCAAGTCCCATCCGGTGATTAGCTCGAAGCAGTCGTCGGATGGGACGAGCATCTGAGGATCGCGGTTAAGCGGGGTTTCAAGTTCGCCTTGAACGTGCGTTGCTGGGCGAAAAACGTCGTAGAAGAGCCCGTCACCAGCGGCGGCGGTCCATTTTCCGAGGAAGTAGCGGTCCCACAGCTCCGGCGAGTGGGCATACTTGGTCTTCAGCTCCACCAAGTCCTCTTCGGTAAGTGAGAGGTTGTCCTGCACGAAGACTTCGATCAGTCCGTAGTTCTTCTGCTTGCGGATCATGTCCTCCACCTTGATGGGCTTGTCGCCAATCATCTCGACCAGTTGCGATGCGTCGAGCTTCCTGAACTTGTAGAAGAGCTGGTAAATCCAGTGGTCTTCCCCTGGCGCTTCAGGATTGGTGTCGATCACCATCGCCAGCTCGTTGCGCTTCCAGAAATTCTTCAAGCGGAGACACTCTGAGATGATGTCGAAAGCCGCCTGCGTCTTGACCCACGTTGCAGCTTCGGACCAGTAGATGAACGACAGCTTCTTGCCCTTGAAGCGCGTCTTGATGTCGTTCTCGTCGGCTCCCTCTCGGAAAGACTCAAGCTGAAACTCGCTGACGGTGCCGTGCTTGTTGCGGATGCTGCACTTCACCCGCTTGGTGGACCCGGCCATGTAGGGCTTCTTCACCCACTCCAAGCCAAATCCGCCATCAATCCACATGGGGATGATTTCCTCAACGAGCTGCTGCCAGCATCCGCCATCTATGGCATTCGTGAGGGTAGGCGAAACGACGGCAACCAGAGCGCGGTCAACCTCCCAAGCGTGCTCGACGGCGGCGTGCAAGCAGCCGACCGTTTTGGAGGATTTACGCGGCCCGGAGACGCAGGTGTAGAGGGTTCGGTTGGGATTGTCGGGATGAACTTGCCAGCGGATTTCGTTCTGCTTGGGGAAACATTTTGGAGCCCAACTAACCTGTTCTTCGGTTGCCATAGATGCTGCTTGCACTTTATGACTGCATCGTTAAAGTGCGAGCACAAACTATGAACAAGCTGACCCTCGACCCCAAAGATCCCGCCGTGATGGAAGCCATCAAGGACTGCGCCGTGGGCGACGAAAAGGATTTGATGCTCAAGGTCAAAGTTACTGAGGTCGGCCCGATGGTTGGCATGGACGTGATGTCCGCCAAATACGCTGAGCCGGAACTCGAAGAGGAGGAGATGGTCGAGGACAATGGCGAAGTCGTCGAAAAGGAGATGGAAGCTGAAGCCCCGATGCCCATGAAGAAAAAGAAAGGCAACCCCGCGCTGGCCATCCTGATTGCTCCCGGTGGAAAGCGTTAAACTGCATGATCCCCCAGTCAGTCTTCAAGAAGCACGGCTGCGACACTGAGTCGCTGCGTGCGCTTTTCACCATCTCCGAAGACCAGATTACCCCGGCCAAGGATAAGAAGGGCGTAAAGGTTCCCGCTCGCAAGACTTCCGATGAGACGACTACCGGCGAGAAACCCGGTGTGTATCGTCTGCGGCAACTTCTTCGCTCTCGCCTTCAGGATGGTGCGCAGAACAACCTGCGGGACTACCGCATCTTCGCGGCGATTGACTACGCCTACGACGCTCCATTTCATCAGACCACCCCGACCCTCGTTCAGCACATCCTCCACCAGAAGATGTCCTATGAGGAGTCGCTGAAAGTGGTCGAAGGCTGGGGGCTTGTCTGGGGAGACATCTTCCGTCTGGAACGCGGACCTGATGGCACTGTCTTAAAGGATGCCCAAGGCTGCAATCGCTTTGCAGTCAACGCTCCAAGCCTTGTCCGCACCTTGATTCCATTGGTGAAATCTCTGGTGACAGTGCGGACGGCCAAGCTCTACACCGACCGCGACCAGATTCCCCTCTTCAAGTTTGAACCCATCCACGCCACCGATGAGAACCGGCTCCTGTGCGAAGTTCTCACGAGCATTGCTGAAGCGATGGTGACGCAGTTCGGCTATCGCTCTGAGCTGAAGGACATGATCCTTCACACCCTGCTTTACGGCATCTGCCTCATGTTCCCGCAGGAAGCATGGTTCTGTGAGAAGCAGGAGGACATGGAAGGCGAGGAGAAGATCGTTAAGGAGGGTTTGCGCTACCTCCAGCCGCATCCCACCCGTTTCTTCTACGACCTGATGTATCGGACCAGCTCGTTCAACACGAACACCGGCTGCAAGTTCGCTGGGCATTGGCGCATCATTCGATACGGTGATGTCCTTCACAATCCAAACTACTTCAACAAGGGAGCGATTTCTTACGGGACGAACTGGTTCAACAACCCGCTCGCTGGGAACTACTTCTCCGACTTCTACCCTTGCACGGTGCAGTTCCCGCAGTGCTCCACTGGCAGTGAGACGAACCGGGAAGACCGGGCGGCGTTCTACTGCGTGGACGACGAGGACAAAGCGGTGTTCCAAGCGGACATGCTCTGTGAACTGATTCCGAGCCAGTGGGACTTGGGTGACTACACGCATCCGGTCTGGTTCCGCTTCGTGATGGCTTCGGATGACACGGTTATCTTTGCGGAGCCGCTGTCCTACAACCCCATCATCTACTCTGGCTACGATGCGGACGGGAATCGCGTGCGGAACGCCAGCATGGCGCTGGAGCTGATTCCATTCCAAGACCAGCTCGGGAACATTCTCAGCCAGATTCTTCTCACGGCGAAGCAGAATCTCGCCAACATCACGTTCTACGACAAGAACATCGTTAACGCCGCGCAGATTGAGAACCTGAAGAACTCCGGCGAGATGCTCGTTCGAGGGTTGAACTTCGTGGAGATGGACAAGGAGAAGGATGCCATTGCAGGGCTGGACACCCGGAAAGCCTTTGAGACGGTGAACTTCGCCAAGATGTCCACCGCTGAACTGGTGAACACCATGAACACCATCATCTCGATGGCGGAGCGGATGCTCTCGTTCAGTGCTCAAGAGCTTGGTGGAGCGGCGAGCCATCAGCAAAGCGCCGAGGAAATTCGCACAGTGGCGGGGAACGTCGGTGTTCGGGTCGCCTATACGGGCACCTTCATTGACGATGCCATTGATGCGTGGAAGACGCAGATCGCCAACGCCTCGATGGCCTACATGGACAGCGGGTTTGTGGCGCTGGTTTCACCCGACATCCCAAACCTTGAGGAACTCCTCAAGAAACTTGGCTTTGAGATGATTGAGCCGGGTGGTGGCCGGGTTAAAGCGAAGGTCCGCGTGGACAAGAAGAAGATCGTTCCGTTGCTGCTCGAAGGCTTGGCCTCGACCCGTGACGGCCCTGACCGTGGCACCGATGCACAGGCTGCCACGGTTCAGATGCAGACGTGGGCAGCCATAGCGGCCAATCAACCGCTGGCCCAGGCTGTTGGAGCGAAGACCATCCTTCGAGGGATGGAAGAGGCGGCTCGCATGGGTGGTGCTGGCAAGGACTTCAAGCTGGACATCTCCGGCGAACCTCAGCCGCAGCCGAATCAGGAGCAGATGGTTCAGATGGCGCAGCAGATTCAGCAGAGCGCCGTCGAGGAGTCTGTGAAGCAAGTCACCCAGCTCGTCGCCGAGCAGGTGGTTAAGCCTGCTGCCGAGCAGATTGGTAAGCAGCAGCAGCAGATCGACCAGATGGCGCAGGAGGTCAACGCAGTGGCTCAAGGTGCAGCCGCCACACAGGTAGCCGTCGAGAAGCTATCGCAGATTGTGCAGAACGCCATGAGCGCCCCGCCGCTCCCGCCGCCGATGGCTCCGCAGATGCCTTATGGAACCGAACCCATTCCTCCAGTTGGAGCAGAGCCCGTTGCCGGAGCCGGACCAGGTGTCCCTCCGCAAATGGCTTTCCCAGTCTGATCGGACCAAGATTGAGAAAGTGGTGAAGAGTCTTGGGTTGAAGCACGCGATGGCTGGTTCAGAGCGAGCCATGCACCCACATGAAGGCAAGATCGCTGCCTCTCGCGGCGACTTTCATGCAGCCATGCGTTACCGGCACTTTCTGCAAGTCCTCGACGAGTTGGACAAGCTGCCCCATTTCGAGACGGTGAAGACAAACATCTGACAACCCCACAAAACACATGCCAGCCACACTAGATGCGCCGAAAGGTGCCCCCGTGTCCGAAATGGACAAAACCAAGGATCTGCTTCAACAGTTCAGGGAGAACTGGATTCAGAGTTCACCCAAGAAGGAAGAGCCAAAGGCCGAGCGCAAACCGGAGAATCTTCCGAAGATTTCCGACCCGGTTGCGCCTGAACCCGCACCGACACCGGAAGCCAAGAAGGAACCCGTCAAGGAGCCAGAGAAGGCCGCAGCCGAAGAGCCTGCCAAGCCCAAGCCCGCTCCCGAGCCTGAGCGCAAACCCGCTATCAATCAGGAGGAACTCTCCGAGTCCATCGTCAAAGGCGTCCGCGAGGGCGTCCGTGAAGCTGTGCGTCAGGAGCGCAAGGCAGAAGAGCCCAAGGAAGCACCGCTCCCACCTGTCGAGCTGAAGCGGATGGAGCGGCTGGCTGTGCTGGAGCAGCTCTACCCGGAAGACTACAAAGACATCGCTCAACAGCGAGAGAACTTCCTTAAAGCCCAGCGGAAGTATGAGGAGAGTTGGATCAAAGAGAATCCCGGCGAAGACTTTGACCCGAACGCCGCCGACCACGAGGAGTTCTTCGAGAAAGACCCCATCAACAAGGTGGATGCAGAGCACATGGCAGAAGCCATCGCCGAGCACCGCTTGAAGGATGAGCGCAAGGCGTTCGATGCCAAGCTCGAAGCTGTGGCCACTCGCGCCGAGGTGAACCCCGCAGCGGCCCGTGAAGGGGCTCGTGTAGCGTCCAGCGTAGTGAGCGGAATTCTCGGTAAGGCTGGCAGCGGTCTGGTGAACTCCGACGGCTCCATCAATCAGGAACGCTTCGAGGCGTTGCAAGCCGAAGATCCCGTTCGCGCTCCCGTGCTGGCTCACGCCGCCCAAGCCGCGCAGAAGCTCGGGACCGAAGTGGTCAAGCTGTTCCGTGGTGCCGTGAAGCCGGACACCGAGCGCAATCCGCTGCACCGCCAGATCGTCGAGTTCGGCAAGGGCGTCGAGGAACGCATGTTGCAACTGAGCCCTGAGCAGTGGGAGGGGCAGGATCAGCGCAACCGCAAGCACGAGGACTTCGTTCCGAGTGCAAAATTCCATCGCATGAGCAAGGCGGACCAGTCGAAACACTGGACCTTCGACGAGAACGATTTCGTCGAATTGATGTCACTCGACCTGCAAAATGACGCAAAAAAAGTGATTGATGAAGAGGAAAATCGCATCATCACACTGGCTAAACGGCGAGGTTACGAGGTGGCATCTTCACCGAAAGTGCCAGTAGCCGCGCCCGCTAAACAGCAATCCCCGCTAATCACCCACGAGGCGAAACCTGTTTCACCGTCTTCAGCGCTCCAGCCAAAAATGGCGGGCGTAAAAGGTGCCCCTCCAGCCGAGTCGCAAACTTTACTTCAGGCTTGGGGAAAAGCGTGGCTTGGTAAATAGTTCTTGCAAGCAAGCCGGGAAAGTTCTCGGCCAGAACAGCAACCTAAAACTACAACGATAAAGCTATGGCCGTATCTGCAAATATCTTTAGCAAGTGCTCTCCGGCACTTGGAACCAACATCCAGGCTTGCGGGTCGGTGACGATCTGCAATGCCTCCGTCATCACCGCCGACAACATTGAAGAGGTCTTCGCTGATGCCGAGGGTAACTTCCGCATCATGGACGCTCTGGCCGGTTTCCAGCTTGAGGTCAAGGCGTGCGGTGCCTCACAGGTCGGCATGTTCGACTTCCTGATGGCGAACCGCGTGAACTGGTCGAAGCGCGTGGACGCCGTGAAGTCTCCCGGACTCGCCAAACTCCGCCCGTTCGTGATCGCCCGCCGCAAGTGGCCGATCAACAACAAGTATTGGAACGTCTCTGGCGGTCAGGCGTCCGGTGACAACTGGCGCGTGGATGTGTCCAGTCCGACTGGTGTTCCGTTCGATGTGCGCTCCTTCATCGCCGACGAGGAAGTGTATATCCAGTCGGCGGGCGATGGCGGCAGCCTCTCCGAAACCCAGTGGAAGATTGTCAGCGCCACCGCGTTGACCTCAACCTCTGGTCGGTTGGTGCTGTCCTCGCTCAACTCCGGCTCCTTCCTTGATGCCGACAAGCTGACCAGCCCGGTGACTGGCTGGCTGATTCGCGGCATCAACAACAAGGATGTCACGGAGAGCTTCTGCAATCAGCCTCCGAGCTACATCACCAACTCTGATTACCCGGCGTGGTATCAGACGATGCGGTTCACCACCTGCAAGAGCGAACTCTACGACCAGTATCGTGAGGCGCTGCTCGCTGGTGGCAACACCTACTTCCGCGACTTCCAAGACCTTCCCGAGTCGGAAGTGAACCGGCAGGAAGGCTTGGACGCGCAGAACCGCATGGCCTACGCCATGTTTTACAACAAGCCGCTGGTGAACCAAACGATGTCCACCTACGATCAGTTGGAGGACATCACCACGGCGGCGAGCGAGTTCCTCGACATCCCGACCAGCTCGCGCTGCGTCGGTAAGCGGGCCAACATGGTCGGCATCCTCGAACAGCTCGCCGAGTGCGACCGTGTGGCGGACCTTCAGGGTGGCCAGCTCATCCTGAGCGACCTGTTCCGCACGCTGTATCTCATGCTCCGTTCCCGCCAGGCGAACGGTGACACAAGCAACATGATCGACCTGTTCATGGACACCTCGACGGCCAGCCGCTTCCATCAGGCGATGGTGACTTACTACAGCGCCCAGAACAGCGGCCTGCTCCGGGTCAACATGAACATGGGTGGCGATTACAGCATCACCAACCCTGCGCAGATCAAGAAGGCCGAGTTCGGCTTCGCTTATCGCAGTTACCCGTTGGAGTGGCCGCAGGGCTTGGTCATCAACGTCGTCACGCACTTCTTCTTCGACGACCTTGTTACGCAGGCGGCTGCCATCGGCAACACCTCGCTCGGTCGGAACATCTGGATTCTGGACTTTGCGGGCATCTACCCGTTCACCGTCTCCACGGATCGGACTGTCACCAAGACCAATCCCAATGCGTTGCAGGGGATTGACGCCACCTACGCCTGCACTCCGAAAATCTACACGGAGCAGAAGACGCTCAACAGCTTCACGATGGGTGTGCACGTTGAGTGCCCCCGTGCGAGCATCGTGTTGGAGAACGTCGGCGAGGAAGTCCCTGACGCCACTACGGATGACGGCAGCAGCGTCTATCCGAACGATGGCTCCGGTGTGACCACCACGCCTGCGGACTAATCGCAGCGGCCCAAGAAATTGCGCCGGGCCGTTCAGAAACTCTGGACGGCCCGGTTTTCTTTGGATACTGTCCCGCCTATGCGCTACTTCAAGAAAGCAATCCTCAGCCAAAACATCTTCAAAGACCGCGATGGCAAGACTATCGCATGGGAGATTCTTCCGGGTAACACTGGCGTCATCGCCCTCGACCCGGCCACTAAGGGTCAACTTATTGAGGACTTGGTGAAGTCCATCAATCGCCGTGGCATCACCGAGATCGACGACGCTCGCTACGTCGAGTTAAAAAAAAACCGCAAGAACTTCAAGCCCGCGACAAAATTGTCCAGCTTAGGCGGGCCAATGCGCGTCCTCCGCAACGACCTCACCCCCCGAAAACAAGCGGCTGCTCCGTCTGTGGACGCCGCCGCCAGCAACAATCCCAGTGAGCCCAAGCCTGAAGCGCAGCCGAACACACTGCTCCCGAAGGGTGACGCCACCCTCGCCGATGCGGTGCAACCCGCCCCCAAGCCAGTCCGGCTGGGTCGGCCTCGCAAGCAGCGCTTTGCGGAAGCTCCTGAGCCTGTAGCAGCCTGAACGTGCCCTACACCTACGCCAACCTGAAGTCCGAGTTGCAGCCGCTCCTGTGGCCACAGGGAGAGGCGGAGAACCTGATTCTCCCTCACAACAAGTTCTTCACGGAAGCGTTGATTGAGATCCAGCGTTGGGCGGACTGCTACCAATACAACAACAGCCAGCTCTACCGGGCTTGCTCGCGGTTCTACACCTGCGGCTTGAATGTGATGGAGGCTCCTGGCGCGTTGGTTCAGGGGAGCATCGCCAACACGATTCGCCGCTTGTCCGTCATTGACCAGATTGACCCTGCGACACAGCTCGAATCAGCAGCGGCTCCTGACCAGTGGTGCTCCCGCATCTACTACAAGCAGGTTCCTCACTGTGAACTCCTGAAGTATCAGCAGCAGGTTGCCTCGTGTAGTAGCTGCGGTGGGAACGCCAACTTCAGCGGTCTGTTCGGGTTCCCCGGCGCTTCGTGCCAGAAGGGAAATTTCCCCACACCGACTGATGCGGAGTATCTCGCCAGCCCTGCGCTCCCGTTGGGGCACCACTACCAGCCGCAAGCCTCCACGGATTCCCGATGGGGGCGCTCGCGGCATGGTGTCTGGTCGCTGGAGCGGGGGCGTATCTACCTCGCGCCGTGGCTCCAGAGCACCGAGACGGTGATTGTGGAGTGGGACGGCATCAAGGCTGATTGGGATGACCTCGACCTCGTGGTGGACAACGCACAGCTCAAGCG